GCCCTGCATCAGGCGGACTTGAGCTTTGCTTTCGTCGGGCATGGCTGTATCACCACTAGGTTCGGATGCGTCTCGAGCATGGTCGCCAACTCGTTGAACTCGATCCGCTTGATCAGCCCGTTCTCGTAGTACTCGATCGCCTTGACGCGAGGACAGGTGTGGTTGTGGACAAACCCGCAGTGTTGGCAACCCATGTCAGTCACCGGAACTTCGGCGGCGGGATGACGTGCTTGCTCTTCTTGGTCTTGCCCTTCGCCATGATATTCGACCGGTGGTGCTGCTTGTTGCCCTTCGGCGGCTGCAGCGTCGGGTGCGCGGGCATCGGCGGGCCAGCCATCGGCTGAGTGCCTGGCGTCGTTGGACTTGCGCCCGCGGGCGGCGCGGCCTGCGCCATCTTGCGCGCTGGCGGAATGAACGGGGGGATCATCGGCATTTCAGTTCTCCTATCCGGCTGCTTCAGGGACCATGCCGTACTCGCCGCGGCTGATGACGCCAGCGGCGTCGTTCCCCGGCAGGTTCGGCGCTTGGCCGTTGGTGAGTGCGCTGGAGCTCGCGGGCGTGCGCAGCCCCTCGACGAACGGAACGTCGGCCCCGGCGTTGGCTGGGATGTCGGGCAGCACCGGGTTCATCATCGACGACAGTTTCAACTGGAACTCGCGATCGGCCTGCACGATGGCGTTCGACAGCGCCTCGCGCTCGAGCAGCAACTCGCCCTGCTTGATGACGTTGGTCTCTTTGTCGATCTGCAGGTTGAGTTGCTTGATCTGAAACTGCAACTGCGCGACGTAGTGTTTCGCCGCCTGGTTGCCCTGCGCGATGCTCTGCTGCGTCTTGGACTTGATGTCCGCAATGGCCTGAGCGGACTGTGCGCGGATGCCAGCGATCTTCTCGTTGCTCGCGAGCTTGGCCGCGTCCTGCTGAATCTGCTGCTGCAACTGGGCCACCTGGTCCTGCAGTTGCTTGATCTGCGGGTTGCTGCCGTCGTCCTTGACGCTGGGGAAGAACTTCGATCCGTCCTGATAGCCCAGAATGCCCATCACCTCACGCACGACCGCGTTGGGGTCCGCGCCCTGCGCTGCCTGCGGCGATATCTGCCCGATGGTCTGGAAGCCGATGGCGAAGCGCTGGATGCGCTGCAGCGGGTCCGTGTTGCCGAAGCCGACGGCGACGTTCATGTTGACCGGCTCCTCCATCGAACGGAACGCCTGCTGCCACGGCAGGTTCGGCACCGCGCGCGTGCCAGCGATCTTCAGGATCTTCTGGTCGGTCTCAAACTGACGCTCGAGGTCTACGAGTTGCGAGAGGACCGGTTGCGCCCAGGTCTCCGTGAAGGTGCGTAGGCCAAGTTCGGTGATGATGTCAGCGCCCTGGCCGAGAAGTTCGGTGTTCCGAACCCGTTGATCACGACTACCGCCAGTGAGCGCGCCAACTGTGGCTTGGTTGAGAACTCCGGTGAGATCACCAAAGTCGAGGTCGAGCAGGTCTTGCTCTTTGTACGCGGACTGCGTGACATCCTTGGTCTCCAGTTGCTTGACGTCGAGCGCCGGATCGGTCGTCATCGTGATCGCGCCGGGGACGTTGCGCATCAGCGAACGCATGTCGACCATTTGGCCGCGCTTGACGAGGTAGCGGTTGTTCAGCGCGAGGCGGATGTTGTCGTTGCGCTGGTTCTGGATATCGTTCATGTACTGCTGCGTGTCGTGAGCGATCTCGACCGGACCCGACGGATACGGACGATGCGTCTCGACCGTGCAGTTGCCCATCACGTAGGGCCGGTAGTCCAGGCCGAACACGTCCTCGATCGGCACCGGGTCGCTCAACTGCAGGTTCGTGCCGAGCGTCTCGAAAACGTAGTCGAGGCCGTCGCGGCGCATGATGTTGCGGTGGACCCAGACGATGCGGTTGTGCTGGCCCTGCTGCACCTGAGAGTAACGGTCCAGGCGCACGTTCTCGCGGGCCTGGCGCACGACCTGCGCGGTGTTGTTGATGTCGGTCGCGCCGCCCATCAGCTGCTCGACGGTGAACTCGCGCAGGTAGGGAACCTGGCTGCCGTAACTGCGCGCATTCTTGATGTGATCCGCGAGCTCCTCGACGAACCACGGGATCTGTTCGATCAAATACGGGCTGGAATTGATCGGATCGACCCAGTCGCACGATGGGTGCAGGCGCACGTTTTCGATGGGAATTATCCGAATCCACGGCGTGTCGCGGCGAATCTTTGCGGTTTGGCGCGTCTTGCCGGTAGCGTCTCCATTCGCGTCGAATTCGTCCTCGACGATGGTCGACTCCTGGTAGCGCCACTCCTGACAGGAGATCACCGAGCCTTGCGTGAGCGAGTCGTACCACGCGCCCAGCGCCGTCTTGAACCACGGCACCGTTTTCTTCAGCCGGTAGTTCAGCAGTTGCGTATGTACCTTCGCCGCGAGATCCTGCGCCTTGTCGGACTCGTCCTGCGGCTCGCAGTTCACAACTTCCATTGTGGAAAAAAACGCCATCGCGCACGCGGCTTCTTGCTTGCGCAGCATGATGCGTGTCTTCGGGCGGAAGTACTTCGACCGCTTGTCGTAATCCGGCGAGTAGTACTTCGACCCACCGGCGTGGCGGCTGTACGTGTGCGCCAGCGCGTTCTCGATCCGGCGGCGCACCGAGATGTCGAACCAGTTCTGCGAGACGTTGAAGTTCTCGCGTGAGATCTGCAGCCAGTCGGGGGCCTTCTTCTTTTCCTTGTCGTCGCCCTCTGCGCCCAGATCCCCCTCGAGAGGCACCGGATTGCGCACGAAGTCCTGAGCGGTGCCCTTCCCCATCCCCGGCGTGAAGTCACCCTTCGTGTCGGTCTGTTGCGGAGCGCCGCTTCCGCTGGTCAGGTTGCTCGACGTGCGCGTACCGGCTGGCCCCTCGAGGGGAATGGGGTTTCGGCTGTAGCCGTCGTTGGTCGCCATGTCAGTGGATGCTCACGAGCGTGCGGCCCTGAGCGTCGACGAAGGATCGGCCTTCGCGCAGTGCGCGGTCAATCTTCTCGTCGAGTGTGCGCTTGCGCAGCACCTTGCGCGCGGCGGCATGCTCCAGGTCCGACAGGATCGGCAGGCAGTTGCCCTTCGCATCCTTCGGCAGCGTCGCCCACAAATCCAGATCTAAATGGCCGCGCGGATGTCCGAATCGCTCGAGCAACTCGCCGCCCGCGGTGATGAAGCGCCGACGCGTGATGTCGTGCTCGACCTCGTCGGCGCGGATCGTGTAGCCCCAGATGTCGTGGAAGTGGTGGTTGAAGATGTTGAACATCCGGCCCCGCTCGTTGATCTGGATCGCCCACATGTGGCCGGGGTACGCCTGGACGAGGAACTTCATCCCCTCCTTCGCGACGATCACGAGCGAGGCGTGATTGTCGAACATGTCGGGATGCGTGATCTCGCCTTCCGGTTCGCCCGCCGGATCGGGGCGCGGGTTGTTCCACTTCAGCGTCGTCGTCAGGCTCATGATGGTTCCCTGATTTCCCATGCGCAGAGGCTGGTGTCGCCAGCGACCGACTTTATCGTGAAGTTTCCGCCTGGAACGCGCGCGTTGATATACGGCGATCCAACCGTTCCGCCGGGAGACTGGATCGTCAGGAAGATGCGCGAGTTCGCCGTGACCTTGTTCGTGCTGACAGTGACGCCAGACGAACCATTCAGTGTCACCACGCCCATGGAGCAGTTCGTGCCCTCCTTGAGGTAGTAGCCCTTGCCTGCAACCGTGAGCTTGAAGTCGCCCGTGCAGAGCGGAGAGCCATTCAGCGTCGCGCTGGTCCCGGTGATCTTGATCGCCGCGACACTGCCAATCCCAGAGAACAGATGCAGCGCCGCGGTTGGACTGACAGCCCCGATGGTTACGTCGCCAGCAATATCGCCAAGGACAACCTGATCGCTGCTTGACGAAACACCAAAAAGACCCTCTTGCGATGTCCGGCCTACGGCGTACCAGGAGCGGGAAGCCGCGTTTGAAGAAAAGGCAACGAACGCTGGGGACAGACCGCCAGAAATGGTGACGACCTGAGTGCCAGTGAAGCTATTCGTGCCGAGAATCGCGATGTTCGATAGCGGCGTCACGCCACCGGCTACTGTCGTGCCGACCAGCTGCGCCGCGGCGTTGTTGAACGGGATGCCGAACGCGCCGTCGATCTTGACCAGCGAATCCTGTCCGGTGAGTCCGATCGCGACGAGCTTGATGTTCGACGCGGCGTTGATCAGCGGGTTTGCGCCAAGGATCGCCATCAGGTCGTCCTCAAGTAGATGGTGCCGTCGGCGGTCGACGTGTAGTAGTTACCGGCACCCACCGGGGGCTGCTCGTAGGCGAAGTCGGGAATGACTGGCGGCGTCGGTGCCGGATCGCCAGGATTCTGGCTCTGCAGGAACTTGCGCCCGTTCGGGAACAAGTACACTTCTGCAGGATCGCGCCACTTCGGGTCGAGGCTCGCCACGATGGTCCGCATGTCGATCGATTTCGATTGGACCGGCGGCGTGGTTGGCTGATAGGCCATGAGTGTCTCCCGTCCGCGCCTTATACCACATCCGGCTCGAGGCTGAGTTCCTCGTCCATGACCTTGACCGGCACGGCCATCGTGAAGGTAACCGCGAGCGCGTCGCCGTCGTCGGGACTCAATCCGCCGCGGGCCGCGATTTCCTGCTTGCTTTCCAGTTTCAGCCGCTCAGTGCGCCGATCGTATCCGTAGCCGGGACACTCGAGTGCGGTGCGCAGTTCGTTGTCGTCGGGGATCACGCCCTCGTCGCGCAGCCAGTCGCGCATCCGCGACCAGATTTCCGCGCGCCGGTTCACGTACTTTTTCAGCAGGTCAGCCTTCGCGCCGAACTGGACCTCGATGATGATGTGGCCCAACTGGCGCAGCCGGTCGATCACACCCGCGCCGTAGCCGCCTGAGCCGTCGACGAACACGACGTCGGGCGCGTGCGCGCGGATCACCTCGGCCACCATGCTGGCGACCTTCATCGTGTCGGGGATGCGCCAGCGGTACACCGTCGGCAGCAGGTAGCGGCCCTTGCGCAGGCGCACGACCGTCTGGTCCTGGCCCTGCCTGGCCACGTCGACGCCCATCAGCAGCGGCACGCTGCGCGGAATCGTCAGCGGGTCGAACTCCTTGCCGCGGCGGATCGCCTCGGTGATCAGGCCCGACGAGATGAACGACAGCGAGCCGTGCAGCGGGAACAGACCCAGCACGCGCACCCGCACGTAGTCCGAATCGATGCCCCAGTCGTCGATCCACTGCTCGAGCAACTCCTTGTTCGCTTTCTTGGAATCGCGGCTGTCGACGTGCATCGTTGTCCAGCGATGCGCGTGCGAGCCGAAACATTCCGCAAATCGACCGTCCGGTTGCGTCGGGTTTCCAAATGCCAAAAGTATACCGCGCGTGGTGAACGCGCCCTCGGACACGTCCCAGATCGGGTCGGCAATCGTCGACGCCTCGTCGAACTGGAACATGACGATGTCTTCATGCACGCCCGCGAACGACTGCGCGTTGTGCTCCGACCAGGCCATCGCCTCGGCATACCAGGTCTCTGGCTTCCACACGCAAGTATACTTTGTCTGCGTCCACTCAAACTGCCACTTGTTCGCGGCGAACTCATGCCACTTCGCCACCTCGCGCCAAGTGCCTGACTTCAACTGCGGCATCGTGCCTGCCGTCGTACGTGCCTTGTTCCTAATAAAGCAAGTCTGGAACCAGTGCGTGACCCAGGCCATCAGCGTAGACTTGCCGCTGCCGTGGCCGCTGGCGATGGCGATGCGAATGGTCTGAACACCGGCACGAAGCTGCTTGCCCAATTCATCCAGCACAATCGCCTGCCAGACATCCGGCCCCTCCTCGCCCTCCAGCGGCCCCGGCATCCCCCACGGGTAGACCGCGCACACGAATCCCAGCGGATCCATCTGGAATTGGCCGCAGAAGTCGTACCAGGCGATGAACTCGTCTTCGGTGCGCGGCTCAGGCCAATAGCTCGAGGTCACGGGCGCGGCGAACCGATCGAAATCGTCTTGCAGTTCTTGCACTGGTACACGCCGAAGTGTTCGCCTGCGATCGGATCTTCGCCTTCCCACATCGTGGGATACATGCAGTTGAACACATGCAGCCAGCGACACTGGCGGAACAGACAGAGCCAGCGCATCACGGTTCCTCGGGCGGCGTGTCGAATCCGGTCGGCGGCTCGACCGGCTTTTCGATCGGCGCATGCTCGATCAGCGTCTGAGCCTTGGCCGACCGCTGCATCTGGCCGACCGTCTTGCTGTCGACAAGCGTGGCCCGCAGCGCGTCGGCGCGCTTGACCGCACGGTTCTGCGCGACCGTGATCACGTTGATGATCGTCTCGGAGTTCATCACGTTCTGGGTGTTGGGCTGCACCAACTGCTGGATCCGAGCGAGTAGCTCGAGCGCCTGGGACTTCGGCTCGAGCTCGATCTCGCGCTTGACGACCGCGCCGTCCTTGAGCGTCTCGCGGTACTTGCGGATCAACCGGCGCTTCTCGGGCGGCAGGCGCTCCTTGATCTGCGCCAGCGTCATGAAACTGCCGCGATTGGGCAGCGGCTTGCCCTCCTCGTCGAGCTCAATCGTGTCGTCGACGTAGTCGGTCAGGTCCGCGTCGATCGTCTGGATCAGGCGCTTGAGCGCAAAGGCGCGCTCGACTCCCGCGGCGATCAGCGCGGGCGCGGCCAGGCGCTGGATCAGCTTGCTGACCTCGGGCCGGGTCATCAGGTTCGCGCCGCGCGCGTGGTGCCTCGGCTCGACCGCTTCGCCCGGGTCGTACACGTCGCGGAAAGCGACCCCGACGTCTACCGTTTCCAGCACCCGCTTGGCGAACGCCCACTCACGCAGCTGCGTCTGGGTCGTCGGTGCCTCAAGCTCCGGTAACGCCTCGCTCATAGTCGACCGAGCAGCGCCAGGACCAGGACGATGACCAGGATCAACACCAGCACGCCCGCCGGGGTGTAGCCGTAGGAGTGCAGGCCCACCGCCGGCAGCGCGCCGATCAGCAGCAGGATCAGGATCACGATCAGGATGATCGACAGGACGTTCATGTCAGTGGCTGAGAACCTGCAGCACCTCGCGCACGTTCAGCAGGAAGGCCAGCAGCCCCGCGCCGAACATGATCTCACCCACGCGCACCAGTTTCGGATTGCCCGCCAAGGCGTACATCAGCAGGCCGATAATCGCTACCAACAGGCTCAGTGCAATGATCATTGCCCTTCTCCTCGTTTGCCGCCGTGAAGTATCTCAAACTCGCGCAGCCGCTGCTGTTCCTCGAGCGCCACCACGCGCTCGCGCAAGTGGCCGGCCTCTTCCGACCGCACCTTGATCACCTCGCGCGCGTCGCTGATCTGGCCGTCGAGCCGCTCAACGTGCTCGCGCAGCGGCTGAATCGCCGTCGCCCACAACGCCAGCAGCGCCACCGTGATCGTGGCGATCGTGGTCGCAATGGCGTCGAACCGCGTCGTCGCCATTCATCCCTCTCATTGCGTCATCACGAACCAGGGCGAACACAACGTCGACGAGTCGCATGACGATACGCTCAGGTCATAGGGATTGCTTGGCAAATTCGCCGTCGGCAGAAAACTCAGGTAGTAGGTCGCTCCCGGCTTGAGCGTGCAAGTGCTCACCGCCTGGTTGACCGCCACCACCGTCCGCAGCCCGCTGCTCGACCTGTTCTGATTCATCCGGCAGTAGGCAGGGATTTGCGATCCCACCTGACCGAAATCGCCGGGGCACACACTGATCGTGGCAGAAGCGTTGGAGTTGATCCCCGAACCGGACCAGCCCCACGTCACCCGCGACCCCACCGCGCTGGCCGGAACCACGAACTTCTCGGTGAAGTACATGTACGGCGATGCGCCCGTCGGCTGAGTCGTCAGACCGGAGTTGCCAGGCCATGACGGCGTGTTCCCCGGATAAGTCCACATCGCGTTGTAGTCGGCAGCATTGACGACCGGACTGACCGTGCCGTCACCCCACCTGACCCGCGACTGCAGCACCGGTCGCCAGTTCTTCCCCGCCGTCGGCGTCGGCAAAGGCTTCAGGCCCGAACAATCCCCGGGCGGCGGCGGCGGCGGCGCGGTAAACGTCAGCGACCCCGTACACAACTCCGCACCCCGCTGGCACGG